ACATGTGGTGCTAAACCATTATATTTTTTAGATTATATTTCTACTAAAAAGATAGATGCTAAACTACCAGAAATAATAGAAGGTATTGTTAAAGGATGTGAGATAGCAGGAGTAGAACTTATTGGTGGGGAGACAGCAGAGCATCCACGTTATCAAAATATTATTGACCTTGCTGGATTTTGTACTGGTATAGTAGAGAAGAAGAAAATTATAGATGGGTCTGCTATCAAACCAAGTGATGTAGTCATTGGTTTAGCAAGTAGTGGACTTCATAGTAATGGATATAGTATGGTTAATTATCTACTGACGAGACATCATCTAAAATATGATGAAGATCCTGAACTACTTACTCCAACTACCATATATTCATCAGTAGTAGAAAGATTATTATCTGAGATAGATGAGATATATGGTATGGCACATATTACTGGAGGAGGAATCCCTGAGAATCTTCCTAGATGTTTACCAAAAGGATTAACTGCAAGGGTTGATTATAATGCTTGGCCATTACCAGAAATCTTTAAGAAGATTCAACTTAAAGGTAATGTAGATGAAGAAGAAATGAAGAGGGTATTTAATCTTGGTATAGGTTATTGTGTAGTAGTTCCTGCTAACAGAGCAGAGTTTGCTATGGATGTTATTAGGGATGAAGGTATTGATTGTTGGCAGATTGGTGAAATCATGCTAGAATGATAGGAGGAATTATTGTGCCATGACTGTAAAACTTGCTATTCTTAAATCAGGAGAAGATATAGTTGCTGATATAAAAGAGATGATAGTTGGTGAGGGAGATGATGCTAGGGTAGTGGGATATTTTCTTACTAAACCTTGTGGAGTTAGTTTAAATAGTAAATCTATTGATATTGATGATGAGAAAGATACTTATCAACTTAAATTATTTCCTTGGTGTCCTTTAACCAAACAAGAAAAGATCCCTATAAGTGCTGATTGGGTAGTAACTATAGTTGATCCTATAGATAAGATAAAATTAATGTATGAAAAGGAGGTATTAAATGGAAACAGTGAAGGTGCTAGTGCTGACGAACAATCAGATACTGATAAGTCAACTTGAGGAGGTTGCTCCTTTAGATATTGGAGATCCAAATTGTAAAATGATTGAACCATTTCTATTGAATGAGGACGGCACTTTGTCTCCTTGGCTAATAGATATTACAAATGATAATGAATTTATGATTTGCTCTGATAAGATATTAACATTGGTTGATGCCAAGCCCACATTACTAGAGAAATATCAAGATTTGCTTAAATGAGATTCTATACCAATGTGCAATTGATTGGGAATAAGTTCCTAGTCCGTGGTTATGATAATGGTAAGCATGTACAATTTAGGGAGGAGTATACTCCTACCTTATTTGTCCCTACAAAAAAAGAATCCAAGTACAAGACATTAGAAGGGGAGAGTGTTGAAACCATTCAACCTGGTTTTGTGCGTGATTGTAGAGAGTTTTATAAGAAATATCAAGATGTAGAAGGGTTTAAAATCTATGGTAATGATAGATATGTTTCTCAATACATATCTGATATGTATCCTGAGGATGAGATTAAATTTGATATATCTAAAATCAATCTTGTTACTTTAGATATTGAGGTTGCTTCTGAGAATGGATTCCCTGATCCAGAAGCAGCAGCAGAGAAGATACTTGCTATTACTATTCAAGACTATAACACTAAGCAAATTACTACGTGGGGTATCCATCCTTTCAATAATAAGCAAGACAATGTAAATTATATTGAGTGTGGCACTGAGCAGAAATTACTTAGTCTTTTCATTGAGCATTGGAATCTTAATATCCCAGATGTAGTTACTGGATGGAACATACAATATTATGATATCCCTTATATCTCCAAGAGATTGAATAGGGTGCTTGGTGAAAGGGAGATGAAAAGATTATCTCCTTGGGGAATGAATACTGAGAATGAGATATTCATTATGGGTAGAAGGCACATCTATTATGATGTAGCAGGACTTACTCAGTTAGATTATCTTGACTTGTATAAGAAGTTTACTTACACTAACCAAGAGTCATATAGATTAGACCATATTGCTGGTGTAGAATTAGGACAGAAGAAGTTAGACCACTCTGAGTTTGATACTTTTAAAGATTTCTATACAAATGGTTGGCAGAAGTTTATTGAATACAATATAATTGACGTGGAACTTGTTGACCGTTTGGAAGACAAGATGAAACTGATTGAACTTGCCATTACTATGGCATATGATGCAAAGGTTAACTTTGCAGATGTGTTCTTTCAGGTTAGAATGTGGGATAATATCATCTACAATTATCTCAAGAAGAGGAATATAGTTATTCCTCCTAAAGAAAGATCAGCAAAAGATGAAAAATACGCAGGAGCTTATGTCAAAGAACCGATTCCAGGAAGGTATGATTGGGTTGTTAGTTTTGATCTCAACTCTCTCTATCCTCACCTTATTATGCAATACAACATTTCCCCAGAGACCCTCAGGGAAGCTAGACATCCCAGCGCGAGCGTTGAAGGGTTTTTAAATAAGGAGATTAGTATTGATGGTGAGTATGCTGTATGTGCTAATGGAGCACAATATAGAAAGGATGTGCGTGGATTCTTACCAGAGTTGATGGATAAGATGTATAAGGAGAGAGTGGTGTTTAAAAAGAAGATGTTAAAATCTAAACAAGCATTGGTGGATATAGAAGAAGAGATGAAGCATAGGGGGATGATTTTATAATGGGATATCTAATTGGAGGAGCAGGTCCTGATGCTGATGAAAGGAAGAAGATTGTTGCATCTGGTAAGAGTAGTTTAAAAGGAATGAGTAATACCCAACTCAGAAAGATGAGAGGGCAAGCTATTAAGGATATAGCCAGGTTTGAGAATAATCAGATGGCAAGAAAGATTTCTCTTAACTCTGCTTATGGTGCTGTTGGTAATCAATATTTTAGATATTATAAGTTAGCAAATGCAGAAGCTATTACTTTGTCTGGTCAGGTTTCTATTCGATGGATAGAGAATAAGATGAACCAGAAGATGAACAAGATTTTAAAAACAGAGGGAGTTGATTATGTTATTGCTTCAGATACTGATTCCATCTATCTTAATTTGGGTCCTTTGGTTGAGACTGTATACAAGGGCAGAGAGAAAACTAATGAGGGCGTTGTTGGGTTCCTTAACAAGGTGTGTGAAAATGAATTTGAACCTTTTATTGAAAGTTCTTACCAAGAATTGGCCGACTACGTAAATGCCTATGATCAGAAGATGTTTATGAAACGTGAGAACATCGCTGATAGGGGTATATGGACTGCTAAGAAGAGATATATTTTGAATGTATGGGATAGTGAGGGTGTCCGTTATGAGGAGCCTAAACTCAAGATGATGGGTATTGAGGCAGTTAAATCTTCTACTCCTGCTGCATGTAGGACTATGATTAAAGATGCTCTTAAATTAATTATGAGTGGGACTGAGGAAGATGTAATTGATTTTATTGCTAATTCTCGTAAGGAATTTAGAAAACTTCCTCCTGAGGACATTGCATTTCCTAGATCTATTTCTGATGTTGCCAAACATAAGTATGGAGAAGATTCTTATGATCCAGAGACTGGTAGAAAATTAGCTAAACCTATTCATGTTAGAGGAGCACTTTTATTCAATCATTTAATAAAGAATAATAAATTAACAAATAAGTATTCTCTTATTCAGAATGGAGAGAAGATTAAATTTTGTTATCTTAAAACACCTAATCCAGTCCAACAAAATGTGATATCTTTCATTCAGGATTTTCCTATAGAATTGTCACTTGACAAGTATGTAGATTATGACCTACAATTTGACAAGAGTTTTGTAGAGCCTCTTAAAATTATTCTTAATTCTATTGGCTGGAAGACTGAAAAAACTGTAAGTCTTGATTCATTTTTCTCATAATGTTTTTTAAAAAAGTAAGTCTAGTAACTGGTGGATTTGATCCTATACATAGTGGGCACATAAGATATTTTGAAAGAGCTAAAGACCTATCTGATTATCTTGTAGTTGGTCTCAATGGAGACCCTTGGTTAACACGTAAGAAAGGACAATACTTTCAATGTTGGACTGAGAGAGCTGAGATTGTTAGAAATTTATCTATGGTTGATGCTGTTATATCATGGGATGACTCAGATGATTCTGCTCTTGGGGCTATTGCTAAGTGTTTAGAAATTTCTGAGAAGGTGATCTTTTGTAATGGAGGTGATAGAATAAAAAGTAATATTCCAGAAGTTAATGGTTATAGTGATGATCCTAGAGTGGAGTTTAAATTTGGTATTGGGGGTGAAGATAAAATGAATAGTAGTTCATGGATTCTTCATGGTTATTTTGAGAGGCAACGTAAGTTATTAGGTATTTGAAATGGATTTTTTAAAAGAAATTGTAAAGGAGATTGGTAATGAATATACCCAAATCTCGTCGGATTTGGAAGAGACCGAAAGATTTGTTGACACAGGAAGCTTTATCTTTAACGGATTGGTTTCTGGTTCC